ACAAAATACTCACCTTCGTTTGGTTGAGCAGGAAATTGATCACCTTGTTGTAACACTTCGCCGTGTTCATATGTTGTACTATTATCTTCTACACCAAATAAATGATCAGCTAGTGGTAAGTTATTTGGATTGGCTGCTTCAGCACTTTTAACAATAGCATTACTAATGTTAAGTTCTGTTTTGTAAGAACTAATATCATTTTTAAGACTATCTGGGTCACTAGCAGTTCCAAGTATATCTGCGTATTCTTGTGTATCTGTTAATGGTGCTACTTTAACACGCCAAATGTGTGGGTACCAAGTTTGTGAAAATCCTTCACTTCCTCTTGCAGCATCTTGCACAACATAAAACTTATTAATAGCTTCTCTATCGTTAGTAAGTAATAATTCATCACGCAAATGAGGTAATTCAATTACATCACCAGGCATAAGTCTACGCCCCATGCGTTCTACCATATCATTAATATGAAAACTAATAAACAGTGTATCATTTGTTAAAAACAAACCAAATTGTGTTAAATCAAAGTCATTATCACTAACATTATATACACCACGCAATTCAAAAACATCTGGATCATATTTACGATCTCTGTTTTCCATAAACAGCAAGTCTTGTATATTTGTTTCGTCTATTAATCCTTCAGGATTAATTTCTTCACCGGTTATGTTATCAATTTCTAAGCCACTGCCGTAATTAGGCTCACTTGGGTCATTATTTTTGTTTTGTACATCTGGTCCTAGGTATTTGTGTACATGTATACCTGTTCCACCTATGTCAAATTGTTCACGGATACTGTGATCCATAAACTTATAATCATTTCCTTTAAAAGGTTTGTATAAACTGAGTCTCGGCATGTGGTTTTCCTTGTTATAATGTATTTATCCGATTTTGAATTATACAAGACAAACTTAGGATAAATAGTTCTGTATGCAGTTAATAATCTGCATTTTATATAAGGAAAAGACTATGTTTAGATTTTTCACAGAAAAGAAATGGGCATTGTGGTCCTGGTTAGGATCAGCAATAATTTTATCATCACTTTGGGTTCAAGTCGAAATTGATGTTAAAATTAACGAATGGTTCGGTCAGTTTTATGACATGATCCAGAAAGCCCTAGCAACACCCAATGCAATCACCATAGGTGAGTATTGGAGTAGTTTAGCAAGTTTCTTATACTTAGCGGCTATCTATGTAGGTATCGCAGTAGTAGTAAGTTACTTTACAGCACACTATTTGTTTAGATGGCGTACTGCAATGGTAGAATGGTATCATTCAGTTTATGACAAAGCTAGAACTATTGAAGGTGCCGCACAACGAGTACAAGAAGATACTATTAAATTTAGTAGAATTATGGAAGGTCTAGGTACAAGTTTTATTGAATCAATTATGGTTCTAGTTCAGTTCGTTCCTATTCTATTAGGACTATCAGTTGGTATTCCTATCTTCTTCTTTGGTGATTGGCAATATGGACTTGTTACAGGTGCTATTGTTTGGTCAGTAGGTGGAACATTATTCTTAATCGCACTAGGTTGGTTACTACGACTTGTGGGTGTTGAATATGATTTACAAAAGAAAGAAGCAGCATATCGTAAGATACTTGTTATTGCAGAAGATGATGAGACTGTAAGACCAAAAACTATTAACGAACTTTTCCAAGATGTTCGTGGTATTCACTTTAAGTCTTATTTGCGTTATTTGTATTTTAATGTAGGTAGAATTACATATTTACAAGCAAATGTGTTATCAGCTTATGTGTTCTTAGCACCGGCTATTGTAGCAGGCGTTGTAACACTAGGTGTAATGCAACAGATTATTCGTGCATTTGGTAGAGTTGAAGGTTCAATGCAATATCTCTTTAGAGCGTGGCCAACACTTATTGAATTAATGAGTGTGTTTAAGCGTTTGAGAGAATTTGAGCGTCAAATCAACGAAAAATAAAATAAAATAAAATAAAAAACTTTTAAACCCTTGTTCTGCAAGGGTTTTTTCTTGACTAAAAAGGTTGACAAGTAAGACATCTTGCTCTATAATATAAGTATATTAAATAAAAAAAGGAAACCAACTATGAACATGCAAGCATTTAAAGTATTTCAAATTAGACTAACAGACGCTGAAATTGATCTTATTAACGAAGAAGGTCACAGTGCAGTTCATAAAAATTCTCTAAGATTAGACATGAATCTTGGTAGAGAAGATACAGGTAGACTTGCCGCTGATGCATTCAACAGAGGATATTACACACATGTTAGTAATATTACTGCATTAAATCTCGAAGGTGTGTTTCATGTAGGAAACATGGGTCCAGAAGAATTAATTGAACGATTAGCACCTATGCACAGTCTTAGTGTTGGTGATATTGTTGAAGGAACAGACGGTGTAAAACATGTTGTTGCCGACTTTGGATTTAAAAAGGTTGACGAAATAAAAGTTTTAGCGTAAACTTGTTTTAAATCATCAACCAAAGGGAGTAACGCAAATGCTCGAAATATTATCTTTTATAAGCGAATTAAAAGATTTACAGTCTAAAACTGTAGATTTAACCTCTAAACAACAGATTTCTTCTGTTATTGATAAGTATCAAAAAATAGCCGACGATATGGAACGCAGGTTGTTTGACGAATATAATGGAGACAATAACAATGGCTAGATTGGCTGGAATAAAAATAAAAAAGAAACAACCTCGGCGTCCGTCAGAGAGAATTCGTGCTAACCAACTAAAAGATCCTAGTTGGGAAGGTGCAGACGGATGGTCAGGTAAAGAGTATCATTTTGCTCGCCAAGCCGCAACTGATTATTATTACAGAAATTATAAAACAACTGTCTTAATTGATTTTGCTTGGGATTGGATGCTTGCAAATGGTTATGATAAAAAAGATATAAAATGTGTTAAGGCAGCAAAAGCTGGATCCATAAATGCAACAACAGGATATTACTGTCGTATGCTTACAATGGGTTGTCCAGATGAACACTTGGCCTGGAACAAGTATTGGGAAAGTCTTCCCGGCACAGGCGGAACTCCTACACCAATTAGTGCTTTTATTCATAAAACAGTTAAACGAGCAATTGAAGATGGCAAAGAACATGTAGAAGAAGCAGAGCGTTTAGCAGAAGCAGAAGCAAAACGAAACAATAGACCAAAGCCTACTATACAACAACTGCTACATGCAGCCGCATTGCAAATGACTGATGAGATAGAAGAATTCTTAGAGCAGTGGGTAGTTAGTGGATATGATCCAAAACTTGCAAAAGATTTTAAACCAGACATGATGCTACGCAGAGTAACTGCTAAACAGGCACATGTACGAATTATTCGTAACATATACAAAGATAATGTTGCAGAGTTTACAGAGCTTGCTAAAAAAGTTAAAAAAGAAGACAAAGACGATATGCGTTTGCAGTTAGAAGAAGGCTACGAACATATGTCTACTGCACAACAAAAAGGTGCTTTGGAAATATATCGTAAAATTGTAGATGCATGTGATATTGTTGAAGCAGAAAGCAAAGCAAGTCGTAAGCCACGAAAGACTCGTACAAAGAGTCCAGAAGACCTTGTTAAGAAGCTCAAATTTAAGCAAACAGACGCCGAATACGGTTTAGGTAGTATAACACCAGCAGATATTGTTTACGCCCGTATACTGGTGGTTTTTAACACTAAGAACCGCAAGGTTGGAGTGTACTATGCTCGCAATGTAGACCCAATGGGACTAAAACGAGAAGGTAGTGGACTAAGTGTTAAAGGAACTACTATAATTGGTTATGACGAAGAAAAGAGTGTACAACGAACAATTCGTAAGCCACAAGAGTTTTTACCAGAAATTAAAAAAGCCACAAGAGCCAAAACAGAAAAGTTGTTTGAAACACTAAAAACAACCGAAACTAAGTTAAATGGACGAATCAACGGAGAAACTATCTTATTAGCCGCCTTCAATAAGTGATACTATGATAAATACATAGTAGGAGAACTTAAATGGCAGCAATAAATAAACTTCAAAAAGAAATAGAACTACGCTTAGGCGGTGGAATGGTCGATGTTGAACTCGATCCAGAACACTATGAACTTGCCGCCGATAAGGCATTAGCAAAATATAGACAAAGAGCTGAGAATGCCGTAGAAGAAAGTTTTATTATACTAGAAATAATAAAAGATCAAAGTGAATATACACTTCCATCAGAAGTAATGGAAGTTAGAGATATTTACAGACGAACAACAGGTGTAAGCAGTGGAACAGGAAACGACATTGAACCATTTCAAGCCGCTTACCTTAATACATACTTGTTAGGTAGTAGCAGAAACGGTGGACTATCAAGTTTTGATTTCTTACAGCAAAACAGAGAAACAATGGGTAGACTATTTGGTGCAGAACTAATGTTTACTTGGCGCCCACAAGATAAAAAATTAATCCTACAAAGAAAAATTAAAGCAGATGACAATGCAGTATTGCATTGTTATAACTACAGACCAACTGAAAGTTTACTAGAAGATACATATGCTGGTCCTTGGATAAAGGATTACGCATTTTCACACGCAAGATTAATGCTTGCAGAAGCTCGTGGTAAATTTACACAGATAGCAGGACCACAAGGTGGTACTACAATGAACGCAGATCAGCTGCGTCAAGATGCACTTGCAGAAATTGACAAACTAGAACTAGAGCTAACATTATATAACGATGGAAGTACTGGTCTCGGATTTGTAATCGGCTAAATGCACTTAAACACAATTCACGATACACATGGCGCTTATTGTCAAAATTGCGGATGGGGGTCTCATTGCGGAACATCCAGATATGCAGAAGTAAAAGACTATGCATGCGATGGTGGCGAATACAGACAAATTAAAATTTGTGATCATTGTAGGTGTAAAAAATGCAATCAAAAAATAAAAGATAACTTGACAAGTAAGCAATAGTTTAGTATAATACATACATGAAACAAATAATAGGCATATGTGGTCTTATAGGACACGGCAAAGATACAGTTGCAGGCTTTCTCATTGACGAGGGGTATGAGCGTGTTAGTTTTGCAGGCGTTTTAAAAGATGCATGTGCTAATATATTTGGATGGGACAGAGAATTTCTCGAAGGAACCACAGACGAAAGCAGAGAGTGGAGAGAAACAACAGATGATTGGTGGGCCAATCGATTAGATATCCCAAACTTTACACCAAGACTTGCATTACAACAAGTAGGAACAGACGCATTGCGTACACACTTTCATCCAGACATTTGGGTTGCAGCATGCGAAAAACAAATCATACAAACAGATAAAAATGTTGTTATTAGTGATTGTAGATTTTTTAACGAACTACAGGCTATTAAAAACTTAGGTGGACGAACAGCAGTTGTATGGAGACATGAACAACCAGAATGGTGGAACATTGCTTCCACAATGAATATAGCTCAAGCATCTGGCAAACGAACACATCTTGTAGACGGAATGTCTGGTACATATAAAGATGTACACAAAAGCGAATATAGTTGGGCAGGATGGGATTTTGATGTAGAACTTTTAAACTCATCTACACTCGAAGAACTTAAACAACATACTATAACTAAACTTCTATAGACTATAAATACATGCTACACAAGGAGTAATGTATATGTTTGATGAGGAATGGTGGCAATCAAAAAATGAATCAAAAGAATTAACACTAGGTTGGTTGTATAACAACGACATTAAAGATGATTTTGCAAAAGGTTATACAAAAAATTTAACTGACTATTGGTCAGTTGAGATGTCTTTGTTTTTACCAGAATTTTTTGCCGATGATACTATAACTGGATTATTAAAACAAGCACACGATAACGGCTTTGAAAAAATAATTGTTTTTAAACAAGGATGCTTTCCCTTTGGTGGCGAGTTTCAAAACGAATTCAAAAAATGTTATATAGGTAACCCAGACGCTAAGTTTATTGGTCACATACTAGATAGAGAAAAGCGTTATTATGAAATTCATCCTCAAACATTTTTAATAGATCTTAATTGGTGGGCATCTGTAGGATTTCCCGAATGGGGAGATTATGTATGGGATAATGAACCATACCAAGAAATAGAACCAGTACGCAGTGAAGAAAATCACCATGATCAGTATACGCCTCATTGGGTTGCACCTGGCAAAAAATTAAAAACATATGTGGGTAAGCAACAAGGATGGAGCATGGTAAAAGCTCTATTAGATGATGGTCAAAAAATTACATCTTGGCCTAAAAAGGTAAGACTAGCAAAATACAATGCATATGCAGAAGTAGAACAAGATGGTCCTCGCCATAGAGCAAAATTAATAGATGATATAACAACAAACAACATATGCTTTGTTGCTAACACAGAAGTCATAGAACAGGAATATATAGACAATGCTTTAACTAGCAGAGCAAACAATACACTACCTCCTTGGAATAAGCAGTTTCAACAAGTAGTAACACCAGCTGCTGGACTTAGTACACTTATTTTTGCATTTAAACTAGGACTAAAGAAAAACGATAAGATTGTTATATACGATGTTTCTCAGGCTGCTATAGATTATACGATGAAAATAATTGAAGAGTGGGATGGCAACGGTTATACTAAATTTGCAAAAAACATAATGAAAAATAATAAACACATACACTGGCGAGGAATGTCTCAATTACCTGACACTGAGAAGGTAATAGAAGAATTAAATCAACAAGGATTTAAACAATGGATAACAGATGAGCTTCACAGACTAGAAATTGTTAGCAAGCAAATTAATTTATTCGACGATCATAAGCATCATGAGTTAACAGTAGAATTAGATAATGACCGTATCATTTTTTTACATCTAACCAATATACATCATTATATGCCCACATCGTTTTATTACAGTTTAAAACAAAGATGGCAAATGTATAACGATTTATTAATTAGATTAAAAAAGAAATCTAAGAATAACAACATATTGTTATATTCAGCACGTGGTGATATGGATTTGTCAGACTCAATATCTTGGATAGATGATGCTAAAATAATTGAGTTTGAAGACATTCCAAAAGAGCATATTTTAAGGAAACTAAAATGGAACAAGTAGATTTAAATAATCTTAAAAAAGTAAAACAGTTTATCAATAAATGTAAACAAAAAGAACACTATCAAGATCTAAAAATACCCGGCAATGAATTTGATAATTGGCGAACTAATAAACGTGTCGAAAATGAATATGCAAACTGGATTATAAGAAAAAGTAATTGTCCTAGTTTGGCTTTAAATATACCAATACCATATAAAGAGATGGCTGCTGAAGCTGAACAATTCCTTGATAGATTTGTTAAGCATAGAGGCGGTTGGAATCCAGGATGGAGCAGTATTGCAGTACATGGACAATCAGCAGAAAGAACACAACCTTCAAATTACTATGTAGAAGAAGGAATTGATTCTGAAGATAATATAGCACCGTATACTTGGACAGAAATTGCAAAAGATTGTCCAGTTACAGTGGAATGGCTAAAAAACTCATTTCCAATTAAAGAGTTTCATAGAGTAAGATATATGTTATTAGAGCCAGGCGGTTTTATTCAGCCACACAGCGATTTTGATCAAAGACAAATGGCTGCATTTAATGTAGCACTTAGTAATCCACCGGGCGTACAATTTGCACAAGAAGATGCAGGACTTATTCCATGGGTTCCAGGCGATGTTCGTGCTATTGATATTGGAAGACAGCACAGTGTATTACATAGAGGTTCAGAAAACAGAATTCATATGATTGTACATGGCCTTTGGTCAGATGGATTTCAAAGGTGCATTTGTGAAAGTTTTGAAGAGCTTTTGATAAATATAGCCTTAAATAACAACTAAGTTAACTCTGTAAACCCCTGATTTAAACAAAATCAAATAAATACATGTATAGTAAATTTAGGCATTAGTCTATAATAGAAAAGGAGCTATAACATGGCAAATCTTACTTCACCTGGCGTACAGGTTTCAGTAACAGACGAATCAGTATACGGCCCAGCAGGAGCCGGAACTGTTCCGATGATATTCATTGCTACTGGTGAGGACAAGGCGGACCCTACCTCGACTGAAACAGATGGCATTGCAAAATACACAAAGTCTGCACAATCAAACAAACCTATTCTAGTTACTTCACAAAGAGAACTTACACAGTACTTTGGAAATATTGATTTCCATAAAGTAAGTGGTACAGTTCAACAAGGTGACGAAACTAACGAATACGGGCTTTTGGCAGCATATTCATTTTTAGGACAAGCTTCGGCGGCGTATGTAGTACGTGCTGATGTTAACCTAACAGAACTTAGACCAAGTTCATCAGCACCAACAGGTGCAGCAGCAAATAACACTTATTGGGTAAACCCAACAGGTGCAAGTTGGGGAATTTTTGAAAGCGATGGTACATCGTGGACTGAACAAACTCCAACAGTAGAAATCGTTTCAAGTGGTAACCCAACTGTAGCAGCAGGCACAGCAGGCGACTACTTAGTATTAATTACTAATGGTACATCAAACACAACTTTTACTTATTTTAAAAGTGATGGCTCTGCATGGGCAGCATTAGCAAACGCAGATACAGAATTTGCTCCACATTATTCAGCACCAAGTTCACCAACAAGTGGCGATGTTTGGATTAAAACAACAGCAAAGGGTGGATTAAAACTTGCACCAAGTTTATACACAACTGCAAGTGGTTCTTTTGTTGGACAAGCAATTACATATGCAGACGATGATGCACCAGATGGAACTACATCAGATATATTCCAAGACGGTACATCTGCAACAGTTAGAACATTACAAGATGGCGACCTTTGGTTTGACTTTAATGACGCAGCTTCAAGCATTGAAATTAAGCGTTATGATGGAACAAGCTGGACTGGCTTTGGTTCAACTGGAACATACCCAGTATCAGTAAGCACAACACAACCAACTGGTAATCCAGCAAATGGTACACTATGGCACGATTCAGATGTAAACGAATTAGCAATTTATGAAGTTGCAGTAGACAGTGGCGTACAAAAATGGAAGCGTGTATCTAATGTTTCATACGGAACAGGTGCACCAGTAGTAGGTTCAGCAGGCGACTATTGGATTGACACAGATGCAAGTGGTTACCCGGTAATTTATCGTTCAAACGGTGCTTCATGGGTAGCAAAAGATACTACAGATCAAAGCACAGACGCAGGCGTAGAATTTGGCGATATTACAGCTAACGATACAGGCGCTGGCTTATTTGAAGGAACATTATTAGCAGGTTCTCCAGACCCATTACTTTACCCAGTTGGAATGACTGGTATTAACATGTGTCGTTCAGGTAACACTGTTAAAGAATACGATAGTTCATTAGGAACTGCATGGAAATGGCGTAATAAAGCAAGCAATCAAGCAAACGGCAAAGGTTCGTTTGGTAGATTAGCTCAGCGTAGAGTTGTTACAACAGCTATGCAGGCAGCAGCAGGTGGTTCAGAACTAAGAGAAGACACAGTTCAATTCCGTTTAATTGCAGCTCCAGGTTATACAGAGTTATATGACGAAATGACAACACTAAACGCAGACAGAGATGAAACAGCATTTATTATTGTTGATGCTCCATTCCGTTTAAACCAAACTGAAGCAATTGCTTGGAAACAAGGCACAACTGCTACAGAAAATGGTGAAGATGGATTAGTAACATCAAATACTTACAGTGCGGTTTATTATCCACATGCATTAACAAGTAACCCTTCAACAGGTGATAATGTTGTTGCACCAGCATCACACATTGCATTATATACATATGCATACAGTGATAATGTTAGCTTCCAGTGGTTTGCACCAGCAGGTTTAACTCGTGGACAAGTACAAAACGCAACTAATGTTGGTTACCTAAATTCAGAAGATGAGTTTACACCATTAGCATTAACACAAGGTTCTAGAGATGCAATGTACGAGCAAAAGATGAATCCAATTGCAAAATTCCCAGCAGAGGGCGTTGTAGTATTTGGACAAAAATCAATGCACCCAAGTGCATCAGCTTTAGACAGAGTTAATGTCGCAAGACTTACAGCTTATCTAAGAGAGCGTTTTGCCGTAATAGCAAGACCATTCTTGTTTGAGCCAAATGATCCAAGTACTCGTTCAAATGCAAAATCAACATTTGATGGGTTCTTAGCAAACATTATGGCACAACGTGGTGTTTATGACTTTGCAGTTGTATGTGATGAAACAAACAATACGGCAGCAAGAATTGATGCAAATGAATTTTATGTTGATGTAGCAATTGAGCCTACAAAATCAGCAGAATTTATTTACATTCCAATTAGAATCGTAAATACTGGCGAACTTTAAGTTAAAAGTTTAATTTAATTAAAAATAAGGGCTACTATAGAAATATAGTAGCCTTTAATGTGACAAATTTTAAATATTGTAATTTTTCAGCAATGATTTGATAAATACAATATAACAGAAATACTACAGTATTAGTATATAGGAGAAAACAAATGGCTGTAATTACAAATTTTGGTGTACCAACTGGCTCAGTCGCTGGTACAACATTGATGCCTAAACTACAATATAGATTTAGAGTATCATTTAACAACATGGGAGACGGATCTCTAAAAGATGAAACAACACAAAACATCATTAGTGCTTCACGCCCAAACTTAACACACGAAGAAGTTATAGTTGATTCATATAACTCAAAAATGTATCTAGCAGGTAAGCATACATGGGAACCAGTAACAATTGTATTGCGTGATGATATGAATTCACATGTCATTAAGGCATTAGGTTCACAGTTAAACAAACAAGTTGATCATGCAGATCAAACAAGTGCTATCTCGGGTAGTGCATATAAGTTTGAAACTGTCATTGAAACACTAGACGGTGCAAACGGTAGTGCATCTGCACCTACACCTTTTGATACATGGACTTTACAAGGTTGCTTTATTAGTAATATTCAATATGGTGATTTAAATTATGCAGATTCGAATATGGTGCAAGTTACATTAACAGTACGATATGACCATGCTACACATGTAGGACCAGATGGCGGTGATATGTTATCAGCTGGAACAGCTGGAACTTCAGGCGTAGGCGCAACTGGTACTGGCGGAACAGCAGAATAATTTTAACTTAGGTTAGGAGAGGTTAACAATGGCACTGGGCAATGACGCACATTTGTTGTATGGACAAACATTACCGCACAACAAAGATACTAAAATATTAGCCGTACCAAGAAATAAATATAATTTCAGTGTAAGGCTAAACACAATTGCTGGTGTAATCAATTTACCTCGAATAGCTAATGTACAAATGCCATCGTTTGTGTACAGAACACAAACATTAAATAATTATAATAATAAAAGCGTAGTTCAAACAGGAATAGATTACACTCCTATAACACTTACAGCATATGATACTAAAGATGCTAAATTTGAACAGTTTCTAAAGGACTACGCCGAACATTATTTTTCAGGACCAATGAACGAAGATAGTTATGCTACATGGCTTAGTTCTCCCAAGGGTTTTGATTTAAAAACAACTAATCATTATATTACATCTATGTTTATTACCAGACTTGATACAAATGAACAAGAAAATGTAATTGAAATATTTCACCCATTTATACAAAATGCAGACGCTGATACATTAGATTATTCTGATAGTAGTCCTACTACATTTAGAGTAACTTTTGCTTATGAAGGTTATAGTATTAAGACTCCTAATGGGAGTGAATAATGCCAAAATTCCAAAACGGAAAATTCATACCTTCTAACCCAGATAAATACTTAGGTAAAAGAACACCACATTACAGAAGTGGATGGGAGTTAGCAGTATTTCGCATGTGCGATAATCACCCAGCTATATTAGGTTGGGGAAGTGAAACACACAGAATCCCATACAAAAATCCACTTACTGGAAAGAAAAGCACATATGTTCCTGACTTGTTATTAGTATACAAAGACAGGAAAGGACAAAACCATGCTGAAATGGTAGAGATTAAGCCTGCTAGTCAGACTTTAGCCGAAGCAAGAACACAGGCACAAAAGGCAGCAGCAGTAGTTAATCAAGCCAAATGGTCTGCCGCACATGCATGGTGCAAACAACAAGGAATGGCGTTTAGGGTTATAACTGAACATCAGATATTTAACAAACCTCAAAACTCTAAAAAGAAAAGAAAATGACAAAAAAATTAGAAGAAGAATTAAATTTACCAGATTTAGATCAATTACTTCCTGAAAATGATATACAGGAACAACCTACTACTGAAGAACTTAAAACAGAAATAGCAAATATAGAAGGCGAAATGAGTATGGTAGAACGTGCCAACATTGCTTTGCCTACTGTTGAGGGTTTAGAACAGTTAGATAGAGAAATGGACGAATATGCAAAGAAGGCCATGGAAACATTTGAAGATTTAGTAGATCTTGGTAAAAATGTAGAAGATAGACATGCAGCTCCTATATTTGATAGTGCAAGCAAAATGATATCAGCAGCTCTACAGGCAAAACAAGCCAAAATGGACAAGAAAATGAAAATGATTGAGTTACAAATGCGTCAAGCTAGACTTGAAAAAGATAGCGAGAAAATTGATGCATATGTAGCCGGCAAAAAGCACGAATTGGGTGATGAAGAAGAAACCGAAGGGCGTATAGTAGGAGATAGAACTGCTATGCTTGCCGAAATTATGAAAAACTTGCCCGAAAAAGATAAATAGTATTAATAGGAGATAACCGCAATGAACAAACTATTTTCAACATACTTAAACGAATCAAAAAAATCGTGGAAGTTTAGTATTAAAACAATACATGATTTAACTGATGAACAGTGTGATCGCATAGAGAAGCACCTCGGAAAATACGACTCTAAAGGACTCGGTGCTGCAAAGAAAACAATCTTACAAAGTGCACCACGTGATTTTCCAAATCACAAAGGATATGAAGTCTTTACACATGAATTCGAAACTAACATTATTGCCAGCGGTTGGCAAGTACAAAATGATATTCGTAACATGCTTGGACTAACAGACGGTGTACTTAAAGTTATAGGCGAACATGAACCAGATGATTTAATCCCTCCTATGGGTGAGCGTGTTGAAAGTCTTTTAGCAGATAAAGATTACAAAGATGCAGAAAAAGTAAATGCATCAGATCATTACGGCGACGAGTATAACTCCAATTTCATTAAAGAATTAATGAAAGTAAAAAAAGAAAAGGAAAAAGGCGATGAGTGAATTAGACAGAATACTAAAACTTGCTAGCCACGGCACAGCAAATGCTCACAGCCAGGCTCCAGCAGAAAGAGAATTAAAAGAAGCACCAGGTAGAGAATTAAAACCACATGCCAAATTGGCACTAGAAGATTGGTGTAAAAGATGGTCCAAGTATAAAGGAATGAATGGCGATCCATTACCAATGGGAATGGTACTAGCTAAAGTAGATGCAGGTATTACAACAGACGGAATTGAAGCAGGCGAAGCCGATAAAGCAATGGAAATTATATATCCAGGCAAAGGCGCTGAAATGAAAGGCGACATGAACGACGGTGATGCTCACGCACATGATGTTGATTGGGGTGATTATGAAATTCAAAAGCACTTGCCATTGACAAATAAAATGCAAGATGAATTTATAGCTATTATGGGCAACGATGACGAATCAACAATGCAAGGTGTTTATGATATTGTTAAATCAGCATGTATGGAACCTACACAAGAAGCAGTTGGTGAATTTGCAGATCCAATTTTAGATTTATGTGATGATTTAGGATGTGATTCAGATCATCCAGTACTTGACGTCAAGTACTGGATGATCTGAATCACATCCTAAATCATCACATAAATCTA